CACCATCTTCGGAATATCCAGTTATGTTTTGTATCTTGCCCCTGTTTTCATAGGTCTCCTTGTATTCTGTTCCGGGAGGAACTAACACTTTAACCGATGTGAAGTTTCCTGGAACCCCTAGTTGAGGAACCTTTACAAAATGGACCTGATATCCTTGTTCTTTCAATATCTCTACAGCTGTATCTAATCTGGTTCTACTTATACCTAAGTGATTTTCTGTACCGGTACCAACATCTAAATATTTCTTTTTGTCAACATTCTCTTTTAATAGGTTGGCAATATTCATAGTTATCTCGGCCCTCTCAGCAAGAACCGGGTCAAGTAAAGCTCTTATAGATGACTCATTCTTACCCATCTTCTTACCTATGGCGACATTAGAATATCCCTTATCTTTTAGCCTTATAGCCTCCGCTCTCTCAGCGGCCCTTTGTTCTGCGTTTGATATCGACACTCTCGCAGCTAACTGTTTTGTAGAGATACCTTCTAGTTTAGCTATTTCGGCATTGGTCATTCCTGCGGCCCTCATTTCCCGAACCCAGGCTCCATACCATTTCTCACTCTGATAAGGATTTTCCCCAGAGCCCCAGGGATATCTTCCTGAGCGACGGGGCATCCCATAATGTTTTATCTCACTCATTCTTTATCCCTCCGATTTCAACTTATCTATCCTTTTATCAAATTGTATTATTTTATTCATGATATACAGAATATCTTCAGGGTGGGGTTCATAAACTAAAACCTCATCATTTTGGTAAATTCTTAATTCTATTTTTATATCGTTAGGATGTTTAGAATACTCTAGACAGAATAGTGCCGCATACACCTCTAATTGCTTCATAGAGGTGGGTGTAACACCAGTCTTAAGATCATGTATCCTTAGAGTCTTACCCCTGAATGCTATGGCGTCTACGGTCCCAAACACATTATCTGAATAATATAAGATTTGTTCTGTTTTCATTTTAAAACCTATAGCATCATTGACATACATATTTAAAGTCTTCTTAGAACGGGGTAGTTTAATTCCTAGAGAGATACACTCTTCTGCTAGGGCATGTAATCTTACACCTCTCTCTACAGCTAAGTATTTTAGAAACGTCATATCTAATTTCTCATCATCATAGTTTATCCAGTGATACTTACTAGGGCTTAAGAAGGCGTGTTTACCTTGAAGATGAAAATGCTCGTTGAAGTTCATATAATACCTCCTCCTTGTTTCCTGGATAAATGAAGCGGGCGAAAGACATTTGATTTAACATGTCCACATAGTATGTTTGATTAGGTTGATGTCGTGCTCCTATATATTGTTTGCATTCTAATACAGCCCAATGTTTACCATACAGTATTGTTAAGTCTGGAAAACCCTGTATGTAGTTAGCATCATTTTTTAGTACGATGCAACCTGGGAACCTTCGGTGTAATTCTTTTATCAGTTCCGATTGAAACTTACTTTCTCTCATATCCGCTCTCTCCTTTCATAAACAAAAAATATAAGGAATAGTTGTTAGATTTCTCTAACTTATATCCACTAAAAAGTAGATATCCCATTCCTCTCTATTATAGCATAAGTTTTTGACGCGAGGCCTATTTGTCAATTTTTTTAAAGTATGCAGACTCGTTGAAGTCTTCTTTGTTGTTCAATGTTTTTGAAATTGCCCTATCTATACCTGCTTTTGAGATTAAGGTGTAGTAATATAAATCTTCATAGGGTGTGTTTCTTCTATCGATTCTTCCGCTGGCTTGATAGAATACTTTATATGAGTAAGTTTGAGAGTAGAAAACAGTTGCGTTTGTTTCTATACAATTCCACCCCTCTGCTCCAGAGGTATATTGAACCAGATATAACCATCTATCTAGTTTCGGTATAGGTTCATGTTTGTGTCCATTCCACTCTGCCCTTTTTATGTTTAAATCATCGGCGAGATTTCTTAGTATCTCTAATTCATAATTGAAATTGTAGAATATAATTATACGATCATGTTTCTTGGTTAGCTCCCGCATGGCCTTTATTCTACTTGGGTCTGAGTTGACAATACGGCGTAAGGCATAACTTAGTTCGCTAATATTCTTAACCGGTTTGTCGGTGAATACATTCCATCTTTTTCTCAATAGAATATCATATTCTTTTTTATCGTATCCAACATATATATTCTTGTAATGTCTGTTTGTTGTTTTTTTATACTTCATTGGTACTAGTATACTCTGTCTATGTTTCATAAGGATTCCGGTATTCACATAACGATCCACCATTGGGAATTTAACGAAGGGATTGTATATTACATGTTTCCTTATAAATTCTGTTTTATTTTTATAAAAACCATTAGCTACAAATACCGGAATATAATCCATCCAGTTATCACCTGGCGTTGCACTCAGGAGAATCCATTCATTATTTTTAACTATCTTGTAGAAGCTTTTAACCCATGCTCCAGACCCTGTTAGTCTCTGTTCATCAAATATAAAAAAGGAATCCTTCACATCTACATATTTTTTTATGTTGTGCCAAGAGTCCACGAACATTTTATTAATCCCTAATTTTGAATTAGTGGTTAACCCAAACGGTGCCGCCTCCCTTTCCCAATCTAACGTGTCTCTTTTTCTAGCTGTGGTTATAATATATAAATCTTTCTTTACAGACATAGGTTTATAATCTCCACACTCATTTATAATTAATTCACCTTTACCTATTTTTAGAAAATAATAAGCTAAAGAGGCCCGGGATTTCCCCGAGCCAACGCCACCGTTTAATATGGCGCCATTCTTTAACCTATCAACTGCTTGTAGCTGATGTTTGTCTAATCTAATTCCCATTATTGCCACCCTTACTCGTTAAGAGGTATGTCTTGATATTTGTGAGCGAACTCATCCTCAACTATAGTTACATACATTGATTTAACATAAGCTTTAACCCCTGTCTTACCATTAACCTCCCAATTGTAGGGTCTTATTATTAAATCTACATTATCAATCTCAGCCCAATCTAACATACCAACACTGTCCTCATCTAGTATTGTTTGCCCTCTACTTGTAATTAATACTATTTTTGGCGGAATGTTTGCATAGCTAACTGCGACTTGTAAATATGGTTTAGGTCTGTCCTCCTCTTCTCTAGGTTCTAACCATCTAATATTCCACCCTTCACTTTCTAATCGTTCTCCCTGTTCCTCATCAAAGAACACGCAGAAGTTTCTTCTCCCTGCGGGATTAAACCTACCTTCTTCACCACTAAAATTTCTAAAACCTATATCTGCATTTTCTATAACTATATTCTTGTTAACCATTTATACTCTCCTTTCAATCTAAAATGGGGCGTTACCTACTAGGTAATCATATGCCCCATATTTCTCAATAGTTTTCTTAGCGGACTCTACTAATTTATCGTAATATCTGTAATCTATTTCATCTTCCTTGTTTAACTCTTTTACCATATATGACTCCATCCACCTAAAACCTTTCGTGCCTGAGGCAGCATAGTATTTTCCATCCTTCTCCCTCATAAGAAGCCCTCCACCAGCTCCTGACTTAACAGGTGTGAACTGTCCAGCTTTTCCAACAAAGTGGTAGTCATGTTCTCCTTCTTCTAACCCTTCATTGAAATCTAAATATAAAGCTGTCTGGACTGTCTTTGTTTCACATAGATCTTCGAACTCTATAGGTTCACCACTAAACAGAGTCTTGTATACGTATGGTTGAGCAAATTGAGCCCCTACCGCCTCCCAGGTACCTATACCTTTACCGTTATGTGACCAGCCTATTTTTGCGATGTATACGGCATCATTGACTAAACAGAACTTTTCATACTTAGTCTCATACTCGAAATCATAACCATATCTTTTCCCGAAATCTGTAACCTTCTTCACTATAGATTCTATATCGGCGTCTAGCTTACTCATTGGTATTTTAATTGAGTCGGTCTTTATGTGAACCACAGGGATCCCCATGTCTTGAAGATAGTTCTTGAGATCTATCATAAATAGAGACCCTCTTTTTGCTACTATGTTATCTATATTCCTAGGGTCTTTGAATTTATTGTCAAATTTGGCGGACGTCATACCGTACACTATATTTATTACTATCTTTAAAGCGTAGGATAAATCATCAGAGTCTTCCTCATTATCTAGATATTTGGCTAGAATTCCACCTAACATCTCCTTAGCTTTGTCGAACTCTTTATGTTTGATAGCTAGTCTTGCATCTACCAATTCCTTAAATCTTTGAGTGTAGGGTCCGAAAGCGTTTAGCTCAATTAGACTAGTTGGATGCATTGATGCTACATCCAGAACAATTACATCTTCCCATATTCCTGGCTCAGCATAAACATACCCGCCTTCTTTGGGATCCTCTCCACGATATGAACTCTTACCTAACTCAAATTTATACCCTGGGAAAGTTTCACTTAGGTCAGTGTATACAAATTTATCCTGAGGTCTGTTATCTTTTCCAAATATAATTCTCTCTGTGTGTCTTTGGGTTGTATCATTAACGGTTAATCCACTAATATCAGCAAGTATCTGTCTAGCTACGAAGTCCTGTTTCCTAGCGTTAAATACAGCCTCTGTTGCTATAACATCCGAGTCTTGGTACTCTGCTACCAGATGCCATTTATCTTCCGGTACGGGTTCATCCCAAGGTATTCCCAACTCATGATGGTTAATACCTAACTCTATTTCCCATTTCTTAAGACTCTGCTTCACACTTGAGAAATCGTACACATCAGTATAGGATATATTGTAAGCCTCTCTAAAGAAAGCATTTTGACTCCCACCAATTATCTTTTGACTTAGTTGGAATAGTTGCTCATTATTATATCCTATATACCTTGCATAAAGTATATGGTTGTCGTACCGTCTACAGTTAAACCCTACTAGGTTCATCTTCAACAATTCTGCAACTTCTTCAGCGGTCGGATTAATCATACGTACGACTTGATTATCTTCCCCCGCATACTTCCACCCTATTGTAAATAGATTTGGGAACACTTCCACGTCGAAGAACACTAACTCATCCGGGTCAGCTCCTCCACCAGGTTGTGATTCAACCTCCGACTTAAATTTCATCTGGGCTACTAACTTCACACAATACTCTGCCTGGTTGGTACTGTTGTTTGCGAACGCTAATACTGCGGGTCTTAGATCTGTTAGATCATATACCAGTTCTGAATGGTATGCATCCTCTAATATTTTGTGAATAAAGTCAATACTGGGTTTGGTACCCGGATGAATCTCCTTATTGAGATTTCTCTTAATTAGATTTCGCAGTGACTGCTCACTTTTTACTGCTTCAAAATTAATCATTTTAGCTCCTTTCAATGGTAAACCACTATTTATTGTAGCGATTGGTGTGTTATTACATCTTATAAGTTTTCTTCTTAGTGAACTGTTACCCACAAAAACTTTAACTTCTATGTCCGTATCATAAATACGGCTTAGTTGTTCTGGATCACCATCATAAATATAATGTAGGTGTATTCCTTTACCACTCTTACTGAGTTCAGAATAGGTTGGAGGCCATTTACTTGCGGCTTCTAGATTCTTCTCTAAATCTTTCTCACCCTCATCGTTTTTTAAATCAAAATCTATTACGATGTGGTTAAGTGGTAGACGAACATAATGTAACCTGCTTGTATCTAAATCTTTCAGTTTAGTTTTAACCTGATCCCATTTCCTACTGGGGGTCCCTGCTTGGGTCGCATACTGGGCTGTGTAGTTTTCAGCAACCTTATCAAATAAGGATTCTTCACTATCTATAACTAAGCTGTTAGGTATACTATCGTCCACCACTTGTGAGTTTGTGAATTTATCAGTTAAGAACCCGACATATACGTTTCTTTTAGGTTCCCCATCTATCCTTTTCATCTTGTGGTATTCGTCGAAATAATTCTTTAACTCTTCACGGAACTTATACTTAGCTAACTTGTATTCTATAAGTCCCTCATCACAGTAGGTTTTATACATTTCATAAGCCCTAGATAATGTTACATATCCTGTCTCTTTAAATTCATGGTAATATGCTTCTACGAAGTTGAAGAATACATCGGTTGTATACATCATCTCTAGGGGTTTGTAGCCAGAGTAATAGTTCTTACCCATTTTTCTATAAACTTCTAAACAATGATGAGCTATAGCCCCTAGTTCAAAATCTATTTGTTGCATTAGAGTGTTATACCTTTTATTAGGTATCCTATTTCCTGAAGGTTTTACATCTATCAACCTTCTTATGATACCTGATTTTGCATCTGTTATCTTTACCGGTTTATTTGTACCCATAAATAGAAATGAATTAATCCTAGACATATAACTAGGTTTGAATTTCTCATTAATAGTTATCTCTTCATGTGATACAATCGAGTTAAGTTTCGTATTGTCTTCGATCTTAGATAGATCCCCGTCATGTTGTATTGCGACCAGTGGATTTGATTTGAAAGCTTCCGTGGAGAACGCATTACTCGAGGAGGTGAGGGTCTTTGCGTCGAACGAGGTGTAATATCCTTCGAATAGTTTTTGGATGATATTGAGGATAGTTGACTTACCCGCTCCAGATTCTCCATAAAGTACGATAAATTTTTGGATATTTTTTGCATCGCCCGCAACAATCGAACCGATGGCCCACTCAAGTTTAGCCCTCTCATCCGGTTCATAAAGTGTTCCGATAATTTCGTCATATGCTTTAATCTCTCCTT